TTGTCTTACCTCCTTACATGATTATAATATCACATTATGCGCATAATGTCAATAGTATTTTGTGCATAATGTTATTTTAAAATAAAAAAATAGGACATCCATCAATCTGACAGATGCCCTATGTTATAATAATTATTTAATTTGTTGAGTCGGTCGGCAGCTCATTGGTATACTTTGATAGTGCCTTTTTAACTGTGCGCCACACCTTTTTGACTGGTAAACCGCACAATGACATATTCTTCAATATGCTTACAATCTCATACGCTATATATAGTAATGCGAAAAACTCCATCGTTCCGACTGTCTGTCCCGGAAGATATGTTCTTGCACCGGCCGGGATGAATCCGATGAGGTTCAATCTTATGATTGAGTCGACCAGAGCCAGGAGCACAAGAGAAATCAACATACCGACCTTTCTGATTGCTCCATTGATTCCAAAGTTTGAATTGAACTTTTTTTCCTTGATTGCTCGTAATACTCCGAAGATAGTGTCCATCACTATGCATATTACTACTATCTCCATAATTTTGTTGCTTGCTGTTGTCATAAAAAATCTTGTAATATCATTCATCATTTTTTCCTTATCCTTTCAAAAGCCTGTATGTTGTGAGAAGTCCGACACGTGCATCCTGTGTCAGTCCTCTATTTTTTTGGAATACCATCACACATTTCGAGAGGTAGTCGCTCCATTCTTTATAGTCTGTATCTAGCTTAGTAAAGCTATATACATCATGCAGCGTCCTTCTCAGCCACTTTATTGCTGTCGGACAGTAATGTTTCTGGCCACTCCATAAATTATGTCTTTTTGCGAACGCTTGTGAATCGGCTCCAAACTTGCCATCTTCTTTCAATGCATCAGCTCCTTTGAGGTCAAAACCTACATTCATAGCGTGCTGCCATTTTCTAACAGCTTCGCTTTCTATGTAGTAATCATCGTCGCCCTTCCAGCTCTCATTGTTTGGCTTGACTGGTGCAGGTGCAGGCTGACTTGCTGCTGCTGTGTTTTTTGTTCCAAGCTCCACATACAGGAGGTTGGCATCCGTACTATTATTGAGTCCTGAGCAGGTGAATGCACTGGTATACTGCCATCCATACAGGCTGTGCACAATGGCCGGCTTCTTTGCATCGTTCGGATCATCCCCGATTGTCATTCCTTTAGTGGATGGGTAGCGAGCTATCCAGAACGGGCAGTTAATCTGATTAGCATATGGCAGGATGTATGTATTATAGAAGCTAAGTCCAGTGTACACTCCGAAATCAAGCCCTGCCGTCTTGATTTCGGACTGATATGTGTTGATGATGTCAATTAAGGTCTGTCCAAGTCCTTGCTGGCATCTGTCCTCTACATCAAGCCATACGAATGTCTTTCTTCCGGCAAGTACCTCAATCACTCTCTGTGCATCCGTCTTTGCCTTTTCTACTGTAGTGGCGTACGAATAATTATATACGCCCTGAATCGGCATTCCGGCTTCTGTGCAGCCCTTCCAGTTCTGCTCGAAGGTCTTGTCCGGGTTTAGATCCTTTCTGATAATTTTCAAAACAGCAAACTGTACCCCAGCCCATTTAACTTTGCCCCAGTCTATTGTGCCCTGGTATGATGATACGTCAATTCCTTTCATGATGTCTCTCCTTTCGTCATGTGCATTTAATTTTTCTCATTTTTGCTCCTTCCTATAATTTACTCATATTAAATAATTTCTTAATTTGTCAACGCGTTCATTGTAAATGTAATACGTGGCACATTTATATTATCTACGCCACCTACCCAATAGTTACCGCCAGTGCTATCTTCACCAACAGTTACTACTTGTATGCTAACAGTACCATCGTCAATAATTATTTCAGCAGTTACGCTTTTAAAATTATAAGCTTTATCTACGCAGTGTAAAACCACTGGTACTGCAACACGTGTCAATTCATTTGCATTACCAATTACAAATCCATCTGATAATTTAAACAAAGGATAATTTGTACCATTGCAGTTCATTTGAAATCCAGCATGTTTGTAAACATAACTGTCTATCTCTATTGTTAATTGCTGTCCTACTCTATTAGTTATAATATTAGGTGAAGCTGTCCAACCTGCTTCTGGAATAGCATGTGTTATGTAATCATCGCTAGTAGGTATAACACTGCCATTTATTAAAGCACTTGTGCAATATCTTCCTAACAATAAATGTCCATTTGTATTGGGATGTTTACCGTCACTGCACATGTCACTTTTACTATGCAACACGTATTCCAATCCGCTTAAATAACTGCCTTTCATTTTACTAGCCATTTGTGCGTAAAGTCTTATGCTTGTCATTCTCTTACTAAATGTATTAGCGTGCGTGTCCCATCCGATATATCCTATTTTTAATTTTGCATTAGGATAAGTTGCTAAATAATAATTTTTAAATTTATCCATGCCACTTTCAAGATCACTTGCACTCCATGACCAGTCATTATATCCCCCAAATATAACAATATCTGTGACATCATTATTACTAATACCACTTGGTAAATTTACAGTTTTTAATAAAGCTGTAAAATCATTATCGGCATTAGCAAAGCAACATCCACCTTTACTAGCTATTTTATAATTTTTTATTCCAGTATATTCGATTATATAGTCCATAAATGTAGGTGAAAAAGCTGCACCATCCGGATTATATCCACCCATATAGCTATCACCTAAAAAGATATAAAATCTATCATTACCTAAACTCTGGTTTAATGCACTTATAGCTCCAGTACACGTTCCATCCCCTATCTTGGATATGTCCGTTTTTCCTATCCTCTTTGTGATAAAATACTTTAATCCTGTAAGATCCAAATATTTTGCCATTTTTTCTCCTTCTTTCTATGCAAATGCCGCATCTATTTCACTATTGGTTATTGCAACCATATCCGACTGCTTTATATAGCTGCTTAGGTCAATTTCTCTTGTACCTAATTTTTCATACTTATTGTTAATCCATAAATATTCATCATACACATTCTGTCCTCTTCCAGAATTGGCAATTAAATAAAACGTTCCCTTAACGCCTGTTGATGGCAATGTCTGCACTACTTGAAAATCCAATTTAGTAATACCGGCCATCGCTGTTGAAATGGCCGATGTTACAAATGCTGTTGATGCGGCCTGAGTATTATTTGTACCAGCTGATGCTGTTGGCACTTTAGGTGTACCAGTAAAAGACGGACTCGCTATAGGTGCTTTCTTAGTTAGCTCAGCCTGTACTGCCTTGTTTTGTACCGGGTTTGTTGAAGTGCTACTCAGTTCACTATCTACTGTTGTCTTATTTGCACCTTCCGCTATTCCATCAAGCTTTTTCTTATCACTTACTGACATAAGACCATGTGCAGTCTGTGTTGCATCAGAATAAGTTGTATTTTCTTTCGGTGGTGTATATCCAAGTGCTTTTATTACATTATCACTTGTAAGCTCTCCTCTGATAGTTTGTGATGATTTGTTTTCAACATTGCCTAATCCGATTTCTTCCTTTGAATGTGTGTGTCCTTTATCACTTTTATCTTCCAATAGAGTTTTAATTTTACTAATGATGTATACCGCACCTGTAAGATTTAAATATTTATTTTCCATAGTTCTCCTTTCTGTTATCTAAAGTCCATTAAATATAGCCTCTATTTCTTCAATGGTAATAGCATTATCATTATTAACTGCATTCACCTCCTCCGGGGTGTATGATGGTTTGTTTTGTGCTTTAGCCCATTCTGGTATGGTTGGATCTGTCTCATACATATCTCCTGATATTTCTTTTCCATTCAAGCGGGGTTTGTTTTTTAGCTGTTCATAATCATCCATTATGTATATTTGCTCACATTCAATTCTTAATTCAGTATCATTTTCCATTTCAAGTTCAATTTCTGTCATATCATCCCCTCTTTCAATATATCTTCAACTGGTACTGACTTGATATTGCTTGCAATTACATTTTCATCTTTTGTCTTTGCCCTGACCTGTATCAATACATTCTTCATAGCATCAAGCTGCAGTGTTTCATCTTGAGATAATTTAATAAATAATGTTTCATCCGAAGTATTCAATTGATCCATGGACTTCTCAAACTCATATTTTCCCTGTTTAAAGGTTACATATATTTTTTCCAAATTATTTATATCACAACCTTTTAATTTTATTTTGATTGTTGGAGTTGTTCCTCTTCTCATACTTCACCTCTTGTCTCAAAACTTATATTGCATCAATTTCCTTGGTACTTATAGTTTCTATTTCATCTACTTTTTGATTGACACTTTCAATTTGTTTTCTAACAGCCTCCCCCGCTGTATCGTATGACTCTCCTGCAAATCCTTTTCTCACATCCTTAAGCTCTGCTTCGTAGTTGCCAAATCTTTTTAACAATTGTTCCACAAGTGTAGTCTGCTTTTCCTCTTCCTCATCACCAAATCTCATTTTTCCAGTACATTTAACAATTATGTTGAACGATATCAGCTTACTGTCACCATCTATCACTCTGATCTGCATAACATTCTGCCCTGCATGAAAAAATGACTCAGAAGGAATAATCGTAATCGTATTTCCATCCACTTCTGCCAAGGCTTTATTAGGCTCAGCCATAGTTCTTGTACACATACTGTACACAACTGCTGCCGCTGTACCCGGAATAGTGTAATCCTTTATATCAAACTCTAATGCGATTGAATTTGTGCCCTCAGTTACCTCTATTGGAGCCTGAAGCACATTCTTTGTAACATATATGTCTCTTTTGATAGTCTGCATTCAAATATCTCCTTTCCTATGCAGGAATAAATCTAACTATATATCTTCCAGCCGGTTCTACACCTGACTCAAGGAAATCATACCAGGATCTCGCATATTGTCTTCGTGCTTCTTCCTCTTCCACACCGGCTCTCTCAAAGTTCTTGAGGTAAGCTGAAGCAAGATACTCCGGTGTCTCTGTACTTGTTTTAAATTGAGACCATGTCAGATTATACGCAGATGTTTTAATCCATTCACCTGTAGATTCTGATAACTGATCAATCCAATATAACTGTACTGTTCCATCTCCTATATCGTATCCGTTAGCCTTTGCCCAATTTGTATATTTGGTTGCCGGAGTCCACTGCACCAGTCCATAGCCACCGGAATAGTTGCCCTCTTTAAGGCTTTGCCACAATCCAGGATTAATGGTTGATTCTCTCTGCATATTTCCAAGCAGGCCTGAGATTGCATTGATTGTCCAGCCTTTATCACTTAGATATGTATAAATTTCTTTGGCATTGCTCTCCATCTCTCCCTGCGTCAAATATTTATTATTACTAATCATGGATAAGCACCCTCTTTCGATTTTCCTCCTATAAGCAGGCCTCCAACATAATTCTCATAAGTTCCATCCGAATACTCTACTGTTCCGGTAAATCCGTTATATCCGTTTACACCGAATGACTGGCAATCAACATATACCTCGCCAGTCTTAAACATTCTAAATAATGCATTTTCAGTACCGATTTTAAAAATTTCATTACTTACTGCAAAAATTCTCCCGACAGTATTACCACTTTTGTCCATGATCTTCATCTCCCCCTCTGAGATCTCTACTCTTCGGCCAAATTCATCACTTCCACAAGTGTATTTACCATTTGTCAGTATTCCATCTTTATCCATGATAGTTAGGATAGCTCCATTACCATCTAATACTTTTATAATGCCTGCTATGTTGTCTATTCCGCCAATGGTCAATGTTCCTCCATATATCCTGTCTGCCAGCATGGTTCCGGCTATAATATAGTCGGCAAAAAAGCCTTTCCCGGTTCCGAATGTACTCCATATCCAGTCTTTTCCATCAGCGGTCCTTTTGGATGCAATCTCAAATCCCATTGATCCAAGGCACATAGCTCCGAACGTAGGTGAATCAGGGTTTAAATCCTCAAAAAGCATGGCTCGTACATCCTGCTTTTGAGCTACATCACGTAGTGCATGAAACTGTGTTTTCACTGCATCCAGTATTCCCTGCACCTGAGAGCCGATCACAGATCCATCTTCTCTGATTGCGCTCTCAATTCGGTTATTAATACTGACCTGATTTGATATGTAATCAAATTGATAATCGCCCAGCGATACAGATAATATGCGGTCATTCACACAATCCCACTCTAATTCCGTAACTCTTGCATCTGTAACTATATCAAGATTATTGTTTCTACAATGTACGGTATCACCAAGAGACACTTCTACAAGCCCCTTGACATCGGCATACAGCTCTGTATCCTCAATCATTACCATATCCACAGATATAGTTACTTGAGGCTTGTCTGCCCCCGCTTCCCACTGTTCCTGACAGCGTTTTCTAAGTGCAGCCTCCAGTTGTGCCGGTGTATCGCATATGATCACACCTTTCGATTCATCATCTTCCTGTGCATCAGCTCTCATTTTTACATCTTCAAATTTCATTGTTGAATATTTGACTGTTGGATATTTGTCTATAAGAGGGGAATCAACCCAAGGAGCATCCACATCTATCTGATATCCGTTATATGCCTGTGGAATGATCCGGGTAACCACATTTCTTAGGTCAACCTCCTCTTTCATTCCGTTCTCAGCAATGTTTTTTCCGTAAAGGATCTCAACACCTCTGTCGCTGCCAGCATGACGATTTATTATCGCTTTGTAATTATCATATACGATTTCACCGCCCCATCTCTTAACAAAAGAATTCTCATCGTCACCATTGATTGCTTCGATGAGATTTTTATTTTGGTAATATGCAGTTCCAGTCGATGTAATATCTGTTTCGGCTGTATACTTTTTATTCGGTGCAGTCATGATATCAAGAGCCTGCTGCCCTGTTTTGTCAGTTGGACGGACATCCAAAAGGAAACAATCATCTGCCGCATCCATAAATATAGGCTGCAGATCAGCAGATATTCCTGAATCACTTTTTTCCTTATGAGTTATTCTGAAAAGCTGCTCTCCATTAAAGGAAGGCATCTTAACAACTGCTCCCTCTTTAATATACTTCCAGCGGTCTTCTGAATCCTTTGGATGTTCAAGCGTTACCTCCCATATTCCATTCAATACGGCATGAACGGATGCACTTGAAGGAAATAATGACATATCTCCGTTCTGATCAAAGTTTGTATTTTCAATGTTATATATCTGGATCATAAGCACCTCCAATTAGGTATCACTTTCAGATTTCCTCCGTAAAATTCAATCTTGTTGTTTCCCGGCTGTAGATACATATCTTCATAATTTCCTGACACTTTGGTATTATTCAAAGTACCATCCTCGCGATACGCGATCATCCGATCTGTATCTATGGTCAGATTTTGACCAACATTAGCAGTCATCGTTTTTCCATTGATCTTAAGCGTACACATACCTTCTGCTGCGATCTTATATGTCGGATGACACTCTATATAAGGATTCCAGCAAACATCTTCTATGTCATATTCCATTGCACCATCTACGGAATATTGGAGCCCATCCAGTGTGTGAAATATCGCTGTAAAATTGCCTATCCGCTCAGATGTCCTCTCATTATCATCTAATTCAACATAGGTTATTTTATAAAAAAAGCCTGCATCATCAGATATAATAAGTTTTGCATTTCTTTCTGACAGCCACTGTTTTGCCATTCTCCAGCGATCATTCCACCTGTCTACTGCTCCGATATAATTAAATGGTATCTTTATTGGTGTTGCTGCATATGTACCATTAAACTTGTATATGGTTCCATCCCGCCCTGATAGTTTTACCTCTTCCATATTCGGCTGAGCGGCAGGAATAGATATCAACTCCCGGGCAAAAATCTGAAGCGAAGAGCCTCTTATGTCATTGTATTGTATGTCCTGCATTATTTTCCTTTCGCCCCCTGTGTTGCTAATGTCTTATTTGCCATCTGCTTAAGAACGAGATTTGTAAGTAATGTGATCGACTTCTTATCTCCAATATAAATGTTATTCTCCGCAGTCATTGATATTGATTTGAATGCTTCAACGATCATTGCGGCCAATGTTGCATTATTTGCATCATTTTCTTCTCTGATGTAGTCCTTTAACAGTTTAATTGGAAGTACCGCCTCTTTTCCAGCCTCTCCCCCTCCCATCAGGGAATCTCCATTTGCACCAAATATGGTCGGACTATTCAGGATTCCTCCATTTGCATACCAATCTACAGAAATTTTAGGTACCTTAAGTGGGGAAAGTGACCACTCTCCACTCGCTTTAAAATGAGGCAACTTTATTTTTGGTAATTTCCAATCAAAATCGAAGAATCCTTTAATCTTATCAATAGCTCCCTTGATAAAATCGGCTACAGCTCCGAATATGGCATTTACACCATCTCTGAACCATTCACACTTATTATAAAGCGTTACAAAAATGGCTATAAGTGCCGCAACTGCCGCAATAATTATAAGTATTGGATTAGCGGCCATGACTGCATTTACTGCTGCAAAACCAGTTTTAATAGGCCCCAATACAGGTGCAATTTTAGATATAATGCCAATTAGTGACGAAACCCCTCCTGATACCTTGCTTATGATAGAAATCACAGGGCCAACTGCTGCTGCAAGAAGAGCACATTTGATGATTATATTCTGTGTTTCCGGTGACAATGAATTCCATGAATTGATAATGTCCTTAAGAATCGGTGTTACTGTCTGAAGACATTGTGCTAGTATTGGTCCTAATGCATTGCCAAGTTCAAACCCTTCATCCTTTAACTGATTTAATGTGAGTTTGAACTGATCTGCCGGGTCCAACGTTGCATTAAATGTATCACTGACACTTCCAACATTGTCATTCAATGATTTGCCTAGCTCTTCAAAATTCAGTTTTCCTTCCTGGCAGAATTGCGCCAGTGCCGGTCCTGCTTTTGAACCAAACAAATCAATAGCAGCATTGTATGCTTCTGTTGAATTATTTGCGCCTGACATTGTGCTTTGCAAATCTGACAAAGCCTGTTTCATAGATTTGCCTTCTCCGGATGCATTAACAAGAGCTTTTTTTAGGCCAGCCATCACCGTACTTGTATCAACACCTGACGTCTCACACTGTCCCAGGAAGGTTGCGGCATCTGCAGCTGACATACCAAGTTCCTTTAGTGATGCTGCATTAGATACCATTGAGGATGCAAGTGTGTCCATTGATATACCTGTATCCCGTCCCACTTTATTCATGGTATCAAGAAGTGCCCCTGCATCCTTGGATTTGAGGTTGAATGCCTCCATAACCTTCTGGGTGTTATCAATCGAAGATGATACGTCAGTATCATTAAGCGAAGCGAACTCAACAAACTGTTGTGATAAATCTTCCAGTTCCTGTCCTGTCATATGAAACCTTGTATTGACTTCTCCAACCGCACTTCCTGCCGTTGCAAAATCTGTCGGAATACTCTTTGCTATGTTTCTTGCAGAAGTCTGCATTTCCTCAAGAGCATCTCCTGACGCACCGGTTTTTTCGACAATAATATCCATGCCTTCATCAACCTGTTCCCAGGCTGCCATTATTCCGGCACCTGCCGCTGCAATCGGTGCAGTAACATTTTTGTTTAATGAACTGCCGACGTTTCCGGTCGCATCACTAAAATTTTGTACCTTTTGGGAGTAGTCCTGTAATGTTGCAGCACCGCTTTCAAGCTTTTGGTTTACATCCTCTAGACCACTTTTGTAGTGATTTAGGGCAGCCTGTGCATTATCCAACTGCTGCCTTGTCTTTGATATTGCCTCTTCGTCTCTCTTTTCAGCATTCTCCTGTGCTTTAAGTATTTCGTTGAGCCTGTCAACCTTAGCTGTATAGGCTTCTGTCTGATTCTGTAAATACTCCTGAGTTGCCCTGAGTTTCTCCGCTGATGACGTGCTCTTGTCCCATTCCGACTTGGCAAGCTTGAAGGCAGATCTGTTTTCATTTACAGCATTATTTACTTCTGTCAGTGATTTCTTAAAGTCTACGGTACCGTCTACCTTTAATTTAAGCCCTACAGCTTTCATTTCATTGTCTGCCATATATCACACCCACTTTCTTTTTCTCGACCTCCTGCCACACTTCAAGGCACTCATTAAAAAAAATGGGATCCGAGTTAAAAAATTCAGTTTCGCTCATACCCATCATTCTTGCAGCTACCATGTATTCAGCCCAGTTTATTTCGATTTCTTCTTTTTCCTCTTTTTCCTCTTCCTGGTCTGTGGCTGATTCTTTTTTGTGGCTTCTTTTTTTTTATATTTATCAACCTTTTTGCCGAATTCGTTAAACAGCTCTCTTATGACCTTTGGATCCATCGGTGTCAAAATGAGTGCTTCGTCTTCATCTACCTTTAGACCGTTAGACCGAAGAATAATATAAATCAGCTTTGCGGCCGCTTCCATGTTCTCATCTTCTGATAGTTCCTCTTTATTGATTACTTTGTCTAATCCATGTTTCTGGATTAGATATAATGTCATAAAATTAACCTTAACCTCCAGCTTTGTGCCATCGGTTAAGGTTATGATTTTCTCGTCCATAGGTTAATTTTCCTTTGCTGTTGCTGTCAATACTGCTGCAAGATCTGCTTTGGTCAGGATAGGCTTGCTGAAGAATTTATCCTCTGTAAGTCCTTCCGGTGCAGATGCACTCTCTACCCTTGCAACAATGTCTCCATCCTCATTGAATGGATATGCTTTGATTTTGATTGTATCTGTCTGCTCGTTTGCCTTCTCCTCAGATGTTGATGTATCATCAGAGTTCTCACTTAGCTTGCACTTTGGATACCAGTCGTATCTATATCCGCCTTTTCTTAATTTGACCACCTTACCATAAGCAAAATATGGTCGTGGTCTGTTTCCACCCGAAAGAATAAGACCGTCAGTATCAACATTGTCACCACGTAATTTTGCAAGTGTATCAGCCGGAAATGCAACAATTTCCACCTCGATATCTGTTGAAGTTGTTGTAATATCACTGTCATACACTGCTCCTGACGCGTATGTATCAGTTGGTTCTCCATTTTCCGTGACTTTTACGCTTTTAACTACTTCTGTCTTCTCCACCTCTTCCGCAAATGTGGATGTCCACCTGCCATCTGTATCCATTGTATTGAAGCACAGATACTGAGCTCCTACAGTCTCCTTCATTGGTGGTCTTTTAGTTTTAATTGCCATAATTGCCTCCTGTTCTATAAATCCAATGCTGCTATCATCTTTTTATAGTATCTTTCTTTGTTCTGTTCAAATAATGGTTTCAAGTGAGCTTTTGCGCTCATTTTTTTCGTGCCGTGCTCAAGCATCGGTCCGTAATACTTGCCCCATCCCACATCTATTCCTGTCTTATCACGCTTATAGCTAAATGAGTCAACCAGATGTGTATATCCCGGAGCTGTGACCTTTCTTCTTGGCTTCGGCAAGCGCAGCAGGTCGTTAACAAACTCCTTTGCTCCCTCCTCTATTGCATCCAGAGCGCTTTTTTCGTCCACTTTTGAAAGATAGCTTCCAAGCATATCCTGAAATTCTTCCATTCCGGAATCTTCAAATGTAATATCATTCATTCATTGTCTCCAGCGAGAAATACGAATGCCAAATTTTATCGTCTGTAATAAATTCATGCAGGATAGTTGGGTGTAGTCCCTTTTTGCGCATCATATCTCTCAGCATTATCAGCTTTTCATTTCTTGGTGTGCGAGAATAAAAGCTCACCTGCCATGTGATTTTATCTTCATAGTTGTCACCTGATGCCATCACATCATCCCATGCTATTTCCCAATAATCAATTCTCGGAAACTTCTTTCCATTATCAAGATCAGATATTCCTTCATTGACCGGACAGCCAGTGGCATGTAACATCTCACTGAGTTCCTGTTTCGTCATCATATACCTCCCTGTCATATGCCGGAGTCTTAAGTGTCAGTTCTGTTTCTTTGAAACCGTCTTTAGTGGTCACGTGAGCCACATTGTATATCTCATGCTGTGCGCCATCTATTACACAGATACACTTGCTGTTGACCTGCTTATACTGTGGAATACTGATTTTCATTGTAACCTCTATTCCATCTGCCGACAGCTTAGCTCGTGTTGTATCAAATACAGAAAGCTCCCTGTACCAGATATGCATCCCGGTAGATCTTACTTTTTCCACCGGAAAGTCTTGTGAACAATCCTCCTCTATCCTGAGAAGTTCCAGCACACCATCTGTATATTCAGGCATTGCCATCCGCTTCCACCTCCGTTTCCATCTGCCACGTTAAAATCATACTTGAATAATTATCCATAAACTCACTGACTCTATGATGATATGCATAATACATGTAATTTTTAAGCAGCATCCTGTATGTCAGATCTGTTGTGATATTGCAGCCGGGATTTAAGCTCCCGACTGTACATTCACCCTCTCTTGCAAGATTTGCAAGCTGACTGTCTTCGTAATATGGCGGAATCTGGAATTCTGCCCTCATCTCTGATACCAGTGCTGTCAGTTCTGTGTTCTCCATATTACTGCCTCTCTTTTATTATTCCTGTCCAGCCTGAACGATTGTAGCCTGTGTTACAGGGAGCACATACTCCTCCAGCTTAGTTACATCAAAGATAACTGCAACATTGTCATCTACGGCACGGCCGTTTGCATAACATGATGCGATAATGAGATCTGCATTTTCCATAGCCTTTGTCTGGTCATACTCATTGACTCTCACACCTGTTGTTCCCATAGTGTAGTATCCTGCAATTGTAAATGCAGCCTTACCCTTCGGACAATTTGCATCTACGATTTTCTCGATGTCAATGAATGACTTGTTGACATAGCCGCCTGTCAGAGCCTCTCCATACATGCATGGATCCACATATTCTGCCTCGTCTGACGGATTACAGATAAGATACAGCTTGTCTACAACACGCTTACCATTATTGGTAAGAGTCTTTCTCACATCTGAAAGTCCTTTAGGGCTGAATTTTGTGATGTTTGTCACAACCGTCTTAGCCTTGTTGGTACCATCGCTGTTGGATGTTCCAATCTGGCGGAAAATACCAATCGGTCCTGTCTTTCCATCTCCATCAAGATATCCCTTTACAAGACCATCCTGCATAGCTTCAGACAGAATTGCCATAAAATAACGGTCAACAAACTCAAGCGAAAGCTCTCTGATTGCCTTTGGAATAACTAAGTAAGCGGTGAGCATGTGAAGGTCAATGTTAAGTGCTGAAATCTCTGTGCTCAGCTCACCCTTAACTGAGTCTGTTAGAGCTCCCCATACTGCTGCACCTGTATGTGATGCAACGATCCACTTCTTGACATTGGCAGGTGCCATGTTGACAAGATTAAGGATTGGTGATGCTTTCTTGACATCATCAAGTGTTCTGTCAATGATTTCAGTCGGAATGATATCAATCTGATTGGCCGTGATTGACTGCTTGATATCCTTGAAGCCTTCATAGAATTTCTTTTCTTCCTGTGAAAGACTCCTGAGTCCAAGCTGCTTCTTGAAGTCGGCATCATGGCTGGCTCTTTCTGCCTCAGCAACAACCTGATTTACTAAGTCCTCATGCGCTGCCTCCTGGATCATCTCAATAGACTGCATGATAGCTTCAGCTTTCTTCTCTGCCGGAGCATCATTGAGTAACTGCATTACTTTTTCCTGAACTTCTTTGTTGATAGATTCAATCTTCATTGTTTTCCTCCTTAATTGAAAAATGAGCCCCAATCGTTGCTCTTAGGTTTATCTGCTTCTTTATGTGTCAACTGATAAAATTCAGCTAACTGCCTCTCATGTTCGCTCTTGTTACAGAGCTGTTTCTTCAGCGCCTCATTCTCTTTAAGCACCTGCTGCAAAGTGGAATTATCCGGATTTTCCGGTTTATCAAGATTTTCCAGTCCAATTTCATCGATGAAACCATACTCTAATGCCTTCTGTGGTGACAATGTGGTCTCCTTGTGCATCATTTCACGGACTTCATCCTCTGAAATCTTTGCACGCTGCATAAATAAAGCTATGCAGCTCTCCATTGCAACATCCAGATTATCTGCCTCTGCCCTTAAATCTGCTGCATTTCCTGTTACTGTTTCCCACATATCATGAATAATGGCCGTGGTGCCCTGTCCCATTATTCGTTTGTCACACGCCTGTAAAATTGTGAATGCAATAGAATGACACACTCCCATTACTATTCCGGTCTTGTATGAACCATGCTGCTTGAGCATATTATAAATCGCAGTGCCCTGATCAACGCTTCCGCCGTTCGAATTAAAGTAAATCTTAATCTCATCTGTCTCCGGAATGGCGTCCAAAAGTTCTTTAAAATGCTTTGCAGATGTTTCAGAATCTTCATACTGCCATGTTTCCCAGTTAAAAGGACCTGTCTTTTTGATTTCGTCATATATGTAAATTTCATGAACATTGTCCTGCTGCTGGAATCTGTAAATTACATTTTCGTTCTTCATAATTCTGTTCCTTTCTCTTGATTACTGTTTAACGGACAGCTCCGAGATATCCGGATCACCTCCATCTAATCACTTTTAATTGATGTGCCATTGTCACCCTCCTCTCCATAATTTTTAGTCAATGCTCTTGCATTAGAGAACTCAGTGTTAAGCAAAGGATATCCCACCATTGCTCTGATTTCGTCATACGAGAAGCCAATTCCACGAAGCTTATCAAGATTAACAGCACTATCCACCACATCAACATGTTTAAAGCGTGCCAGCCATACCATTACCTTTTCATTTTTCCTGCTGTAATCATCTTCACCGACTATGTAGGCAGTCAGCGTATCATTTATGACTTCCGCAACCGGGCCGACAGCATAAGTGATAAATTCATTGGTGGCATCTGACTGCTCTGTGATATTGCCATTAAATACTGCTTCCGGTATATCAAAGGCATTAGCTGCTTCGTTGTTTATGGCCAAGGCAACCTTGGCAAGCTCCTCCGCTTTTGCGCTCGCATTTATCTGTATATTTTCAAGTGATACACCTTCCGACTCTGTCATTACCGTTATATCTTCGCTCTCAAGCAGTCTCTTGATTTTCTCCGCATACATGTCCTTTGTGACTATCTTGTCAGTTCCATCAGCCTGCTTTTCCCTGAAGGACTGTGCTGTACCCAGCTTCAGTTTAAATTTTGGCTGATTGGATAGACGAATCATGTAATTGATTGCATTGAGCGTATTGTTGTATTGATTCACAACGGACTCCAGGTACACTCTTATCTTTGCATTGTCGTACCGTAAGTGGATCACCTCTGATGACATAAATTTTTTGTATAAACCATACTGTTCCCCTGCACATTCAAGCGTTATGTTGCTGTATATGCGCTCTGACAGCACACTGTTTGACACCTGCCATGCAGACGCTTTGTAATATTTGCCGTTCATTGGGATGATAAGTGCTTCCTGTGTCCATAACAGTTCTCTTATAATCCTTGTCCAGAAATAAGTTCCACACTCATGGTCATTTGGCATTACATTGAGTCTGTACTCTATACTGCTTTTCTGTTTGCTGTCTGTCTGGACTATTATGTCAGACTTTGCAATTGCCCTTGCAATCATCATCACAGCTTTTTCAATTGCCAGCTTTGACAGATTAAGCTTTTCCAAGTCAAGCGTAATAATCTCTGCCATAGACTGCATTTCTTTATTCTTTTTTTGAAACAGGAAATCAAACATTGCTGCCTCCTAAATGTATATTATTTGAACTTCCAGCTCATCTTTGCAGAACATTGCAACATCAAAAGCCATGAACCCATCATTTTTCCTGAGCTTCGGTTCTACCTTTCCAAACATCTTATTGCCATATTTATCTTCGGTAACACTTGTATTGTTGGTGTACCAACGCATTATTGCTGATGCTCCAAAATTAATCATGCCCTGACTGAACATGGACTGGATAAATGGTGCAATTATTCCGGTTGCTGATGTAATCTTCCGGATCAGCCGGACTACACCGTTCGGATTCTTACGATCCTCAATCGTAAGGCCCCGTTCCTCGAATGCCATCTTAAACAGAGTGTAACGGTATGTATCCATTGCTATCTTCTTGACATCATATTCGGCACATCTTTCCATGCACCAATCAACTATGCTATTAACATCGATTACAGGTCCCGGTACCACCTCGAAATCATTAAATTCGGTCTGCCCTATGTTCTTAAGCGGGAACTTGATGGAGTCTAAAAAAGGCGATTCAGCACAAATCCATGTGTGCTGTCGCCATATATATTCTCCTGATTCAGTTTTTGTCAAGACTCCCGCCGATGCAAAGTCCCTTATGTCAGCATAATCGATTCCAATTACAGCCGGCTGCCCTTTTGTATCGATTGTCATTCTTGGCTTTTTCAGTTCTAATTCCTCTGTCGTACTGCCCTCATAACATGCACGCAGTACATTCAGCCATGTTGTGACTGTTTCCTCTTCCTTTCGTGCCGATCTGTCCATTCGTTTTGTAATAAATTCCGGTCTCTTTGACGGTATCTTTTTCATTTCAAGATAATCGTGCATTATCTGATTGGCCAGAATCGGCATATATTCCATTGATGGGTTGGCTTTGTGCCATGCATCAGGAATATCAACCTCTTTCATGCTGTCAATTTCGCAGATGAATGGATAATATCCCAGTGGATTTTCACCGGTCTCAAGGATTTCAGCGCACATTGATGAAATCTCATCCAACGGACCGTCTCTGACGTAGCCATCTGTGGTAATAATAAACTCTCTGGAATGTTTAACTTTTCCGAATGAAGACTCAAACACATTTATCTGATCATAATTCTCGTAAGCATGAATCTCATTGAGCACCAGGCATCCGGTTCGCTTGCCGTCTTTGGTTTTGGCATTTGAAGTGTTATATTTCATTTCAGAGCCTGTTGCAAGATTCGTAATCAGCTCCTTTGTTACTGAAAATTTTCCTTTGAACTTTGCATTTTCATGTAGCATGTCATAGGCAACCTTGAAAGTGTCCTTGACCTGATCTTCTGAGTTAGCCACAATCTCAACATGATAATTTCTGACACCATACAGAGGTGTCTGCATAAAATTTACCAAGGGAACAATGAAGCCGTCCTTTCCATTTCCACGTCCTTCTTTGATGAAAAACTTTGGGAATACCGGAATATCGTCTTTGTACATGAATACAAACGCGTATATAAACTTCTGGTATGGAAATAGCTCATAATAATTTACTTTGCAGTATTCGAGACAATTCTCATAGGTCTCTTTATCGAAAAAAATATCATTTCGCTTAAGTAATGGCTTTACAATGTTCTTGATAAGCTGTTTTCGCTTTTTATTTATCCACTTCGGATGTTCTTTGACATATTTGAGATAATCATCAATTTCCTTACAGATAACCATCTGTTGCTTTTTCCGGTTCAGGTACCGGATCCTTGAGTCTCAGATCAGCTAAAATCTTGAGCATAGTTGCTGTGGTTTTTTGCAGATTGACAACAGAATCATTTGTTTTCTCGACTTCAACTCCGTTTCCGTTAATAGTCTTGTATCTGAGCCCTTTGGACTTGATGTCACTAATCAGCTTCTTTTTCAGTGACCAATAATATACATAATCGTCAATCATATCTTTGTAAAACTCTGCATTCATTCCCCGAAGCTCCAACTGCTTGACCAGAGAATCTCTTATTTCCGTTTTTGTCAATCCGCTCACCTCCCTTTTTCTCAAAATATGTCTGTTTTTTGTGTATAATTTGCATATTTTTTAACGGTTTTCATTAAAAAAATAACTGTATTTTTGTGTTCTTCAAAAAAATTCTTCTTAAAGTAATTTTTGAAATTGGTACCCCTTGCCCTTTTCACGCGAGATTTCAAAATTTTTCCGGAGTCATGCCCACATGCCCGTTCGCCATTCAAGAAAATTTCGCAAAAATTGACTGGGGGGGTATTACCAACGCTCCCAGCTCGCAAGTTTCTTTTTTCTTTTAAACTTGTGAGGCACTCTGCCATGTCTGATGTTGTGACAGCGAACGCACAGACTAATAAGATTGTTATTATCCAGTGCAAGCTCCGGATGCTCCTTCAGTTCCTGTATGTGATGTACCTGCTCCGCCCTTGCTATCTTCTTTTCTTTCTCCGGCAGCCATTTTCCTTCTGCCACAGCCTTTTGGATTCTTGCCCTGCAGTCCTGACACTCAAAGCGATCCCGCTTTAATATCTCTATTCTTTTGGCTTGCCATGCCTTACTGTCATAAAACTTTTTTGCTTCTGTATCTGTCATTATTCCAAAATAAAAAGGACCGGCCCTTTTGCCAATCCTTTATGCTTACACTATATCACACATCAAACGGACAAAACGGACAACTTTATTTATTTTCTTTCTGAGACTGCTGCAGATATCTGTCATGTTGCTTTCGCGCGCTCTCGGCTGTAATGCCTATCTTCTGTGCCACTGTGTTCCAAGAATAGCACCTGACATGACGATACAGCATAATCTGTCGAATGACTGTGTCGTCTATTGATATAATCCATGAGATAATTCTGTCCTGCTGCTGATTGAGCTGTCTCTTCTTGACTTCAATCAGCTCTCTTACGCTCACAGCCTCAATTGCCAAGTCTGCCATCGGGTCACTGCTTCCAGTGCCCGGAGTGAATGGCAAGCCTGTAATCTGCATTGCTTTTCCTTCTGCTTTGCTTTCAATCAGCTCCAGTTGTTCTTCCCACATCTTGATTTCTTTTTTGATATAATATACGCTTGTTAATTCTTTCTTCGTCATTTGTCACTCCTCAATTCCGAACCATGCGAGCATAGATATAAAATGCTGCATTGATACCGTTGTACTTTACCTCCGCATCCAGGAACTTGTAGCCCGGATATGCTTTGGTGAGCTCTGCCTCTAATACTGTGTGGTCTTTGGCCATTCTCTCGACACGGCGCTTTTTGAACTTGCTATAGCTCTTTGTCGGTTCCGGTGGCTTCTTTAGGTTCCTTGAGCTCACCCACCGCTTGGTACCGTGTGGATTTCTTGATATATATTCTCCTAAACCTGTGATGAGGAAGTCATCATCAGGTGATATTCTTCGTGTATTTGGTCTGTCGCATTTGTTCCACAGAGATTCCAGCTCATCTCTGTCAATGCCGTCTCCGGTCATGAGAATGTGGAAATGTGGTCTCACATATCCATCAAATGCGAGCACGTATATGTACTTGATGTTTCCAAGTCCTTTTCTTTTTCTTCGGTAATTTATTTTCGCTATAAAATTCTTGATATCTTTTCTGGCCCTCTCTTCGTCTGCCGGAAGCTTGTCATCATTCCACCCGAACGTGCACCACAGATCACCTTTTCCAAAGTTGATATTCGCAAGTCTTATCAGATACCGCCTTGCATTTTTATCATTCAGATTTCTTTGAGCTTTGCTTGATGGTCTCTTCTTGGTCTTTGGTATGTCACTGAGCCTTAGGTAGCTTGGGTATATCCGGGCTTCAAGGAGAGTGGTCTGTGACTTTATGTTGGTGCACTTCGTGGTGGCTGTTCTGTACAGACAGTTTACCTTGCCCTCTTTGAGAAGCTTCTCAAGCCTCTCCTCCTCGGTGTCATCTATGTATTTTTTGAAAGCCTCTTCGTAGTCGTAATTGTCGTATTTTCTCATACTGTGTACTCTTAAATATTAAAATCCCTCACATGTTAATACCCATTACGAGGACGGTAAAGAATTTTTACCTACTATATTATGGGTTTACTGCTGCCTCTGTGCCTCTCTCATCTTTCTGTTATATTCGGCCTGATACAGCAGCTTTTTGTCTGTTGTCAGAACGACTCGTTTAAGAGTTGTCTCATACTTTTTTAATTTTTCGCACGTTTGTTCCCATTCTTTCCATGTTTCTTTTTTCACGCTATCTTTTTTCATGATTTTTCCTTTCCTCTATATATGTAGAGACACAGCCTGCTTGTGCAAGCTGTGTATACATGTCTTATAGTATTTACATGCCGGTGTGCAGGCGATAGAATCAAATTTACATTTTTGGGGTTTTATCGGTTTCATACCACTCAGTGTTCTGCTCTTCAACTGCTGCCTCCTTTAGTTCATATCCCATGCACTTTACCGGTCTGCTTGGTTTACCGCATTTTTCGTAGTACTTACAGTTTATGCATTCATTTCTGTTCATTTTGTTGTTCCTTTTCTTCCTGAATCTTATCGTATTCTCTAATCAATAGCAGTCCTATCACAAACTCTGTTGTTCCGATCAGGACAATCGTTGAGAGAATTCCATATACTATAAAATCTATTCCTGACATATTATTTCTCACTTTCTAATAACTCTGGATTGTCAAATATATTGCCGATAACTTCTACACATTTTCTTTCTTCCGTATAAAATCCTAAGTTACAGTAATTAGCCCCACTTTTCTTATTGCTTACATAACTGTAATCCAATGTCCAGTCCCCATTGCAATATTTTACAATCTCTGGATATTGTTCTTTTCTATCGCAAATATCATTCTCCCAAATCATATTACCGTTTTTATCTTTTAAGCCAGTACATTGGCAGAGGGTAGATACATCTACCTCAATCATATTAGGTACATCATTAGTCATGCCCCAAAGAATATAACCATTTTCCCATATCTGATAGTAATAGCCCTGCACCCATTTTCCATTGTCAACTCTCTTCGCTTTGAATAAATATCTATCGTTCATCTAATTTTCTCCTTTCGGTTTTTCACACAGCTCAAACTCGATAACCCACACCCACGGATTCGCATTCCATCCATAGCGGTCAAGGTCGGATTTCTTGATGGTGCTGTTCCATAATTCCCTGCCAAACAGCTCTCCCATAGTCATATCACAATATTTAATGGGGCTCGTACACGGACCATCTAAATCACAAGTATGTCCATCTGCTGATATTCTGGTTAAGCATGGTATTGTAAATCTAAAACCTTCATTCCACGCTCCATCTTCGTCAATCTCCTGTAACCGCTCCACTCTCACATCCGTAACCTTTAACCAGATGCGTGCAGCTTCTTTCGGCATGTGGATGGATGGGTGCCAGGTGTCGGCTGATGGATATTCATTATCCTCACATGAAGCACGGTACATGTAACATCCATATTCTTTTTTCTCACTATGATATATATGGTCGGTGCATGCTCCCTGTTCAGTATCCATTCCACAATCCCAACAAGGACACCATGCAAATGTCTCTCTGACATACAGGATATCGCCCGGCTGATATGGCGGTTCCAATGGGTTATCAAACATACTTTCGTTTTCATCGTATTCGTAGATTCCTGCGAATGAGCCATCTATTCTTCTTGTTACATAAAAACCACAAGCATCCTTTCGTCTTGTTTTTATCAAGCGTCTCGTACAACTCTTTCTTCCATCTAAAATTGCCCGGACCATTTCCGTATTGAATAAAATCCGTTTAATTGCCATCTACCCCACCGCCTTTCACGATACGCATAACCGTCTGATATAGCGCAGCATTTCTTCCAACCAGCTTTGTTATGTATGTATCCAACTGCTCAACAACTGCATCCACATCATAGGCGGTCGGTTGTTCATCAATAACATTCATGATTTCCATCGAATCAATACAGTCAGAAAAATCTACATTTTCGAGTTTATCTGCATTAATCAGTCTCATCGTTCACCCTCCTGTTCCATGCTTTTATTTCTGCTCTCTCTGCGTCATTATAAGAACCCGCCCATTTTCCCCCGCTTCTTCCGTGACAATTGTTGCAGATAATCTGCGCCCAAAATCCTTTATCTTCTCCCGGAATCCGTTCATAATTTATTTCAGCTTTTCCACCACAAAACGGGCATGGCTTTAATTCTTCATTCATCGTCTTTCCTCTTAACATTAGGTAAAGGGAGCTGGGTAAGGGCTCCCTTGTGTAAATGGCTTACAAATCAGTTTTCGTGATATAAATTAATTCGCATGCCCGGTTTCTTTCGCATTTCTGCAGGTGTTTCAACCTATAACTCGTAGTGTGGTGTCTCTATCCAGTAGAAATCCACTCCTGAGAGGAGTCTTAAGACCTCAAGCTCCGGCTTGTAGGCAGGATTCGTGAAGCATATTCCGACTGCCATCTCGTCGTTGTATGAGATAAGCCAGTCACCATGCACGGCAAAGGTGCTTGGTGGATTTTCGTTTTCACGGCACTTGTCCGGGTTGACTATTGCCAAGCGTGCATCATTGATGAGACGCGCCCCGCCCGGTGTTTTAACTACCGACATCATGTTATCGTTCTGCATGATTTTAATTGGTGAAATAAAGGCTTCCTTCGTGTCCTTTGCCATATCCCACAGGAGAGGTTTTCTTTCGGTCTCAAACTGTGGGTCGTGTCCTTTCTGGTATGTCATGAACTCGCCCTTTTCCGGTGCAAGACCGCAGATTTTGATTACGGTACCTAAAAATTCTTTTGTGATTTTTTCTTTGTCAACTTCTATCATCCATCCTGTACCGTTCAGGATGTACATACCTTTGTCTGTGAGTCCAAACTTGACGCCCCACGTTTTGTAATCAGCTTTTAAAATTTTTTCTAATTTTGCGCAATCTATAAACATTTTTCTGCCTCCTAACTTTGTGCTTTTCCATATCTATCAACTTCGCCTCTGAGCCATTGACTGATTTTCTCCGGGAAAATTAAATCTGATGCCAATAAGTGGCCGCTGTGATGCTCCTCTGCTATGTAATCAGCCAATTTCGCCACCGTAAGAGTGTTCATATATTCTCTTCTTGTCATGCATACTTCTGCGACTTCTGTCTCCGGCTTTTCGTTCTCTATCTCCGGCTCATTTTCCTCTATACTTTGGGCTTCATTTTCTTCCTTTTCGATGCTCTCAGGCTCTGATTTTTCAAGGATTTGCGGGGATTTTTGCGCCGGCGCAATTTGTTCTGCAAGGCTCTTTTCTCCTGTCTGTTCCTCGGCCCTGTCTGCAGGCTCTCTATTATCCTCTCTGCAGTCTGTATCTCCGTCGGTGGAATCATCCTTTTGCTCTTCTCCTGCTCCAGGAGCCGGCTCATTATCTGCCACGCTTCCCGATTCAGTCTCTTCGACCTCATCAGTGCCAGCTTCTCCAACTGCTGCATCGTCATCCTCTGACTCAGGAGTTTCTGCTGTAATATGCTCTCCTGTCGGCTCATTTTCCTGTACTTCATCTTCTCCTCCAAAATGGTTCTGCCACGTTCTAGCGCCTGCTGCATCCTCATCAAAGATAGAGCACATAAGCTTGTAAAATTCCCACCATGACATATTTTTTGGTGTATCTCCGAACTTTTTAATTGTGACGCGGTTCTCATACATCATCATGAAGTAGAGACCTTTTTTGAATGAGCGGTTTCCTGCAGGATTTACGATTTCTGCAAAGCGGTTCATTGATTCCTCGTCAAACTCGTTTGAGTACACCTCATTGAGGATATCCTTGTTGTCCTCAAAGAATTTCTCTATCAACTGGCTTGTGTCGTCTGCCACACCTGCTGCAGGCTCGGTCTTGTTAAATCTCTTGAGCTCTCTTATGTCCTCTCTTGATGCTTCGGGCTGTATCATCTGCCTGTCAGAGTCGGGGAGCTTGAGCATCTCCTCAAGCTGGCTCCTTCCAAGGTCCGTATACTCCGGCCTCAAGTGTTCCGAATATCCGTCAATCGAGTATTCTCGGTTGATGCTCATAAATCGGCTTGTTGTGGATGCCTCAAGCCCATACTCAGCTTTAGCAAATTCTGCTATACTCTTGTAGCCGTCATTCTCATAAAGCCTTTGGTCGTCAATCTGTCTGAGCGCATAGCCTATTCTCACGAAGCTCTGCTTCACTCCTATAAGCTCCTGTCTCAGTTTCTGTTTCATCTGCACCCAGTCATCGAGTGTCATCTGTATATATTCCATGCTTGCTCCTTATGCTATATTTGCTATTGGTACCGTGATTCGTGCCTGATGTCTGCGTTTCACGCTTTGTTTGAATTTTTCCAGCACCTTGCTGATAGTTGTTTTGTCCGGCTGACGGTCAAACTCTGAATAATATTGCAGGATACGATCATCTTTCATGCTGATTTCCACGGTGTAATATGCCTTTTCCAGATTCTCTTTTTTTCGGAGAAATAGAATCCAGCTTTCTCCTGCTGCCATTTTTTTCATGTAATGGTCACCTCTACCCACGCAATGATGGAGTGTCCGTCCCTCAATCATCAATTCCTTGCAGGATCCGGCTGGAATAATCATGTATTTATCATTCTCCCAGAAATATCTTTTTGTCTCCGGCAATCGTTCTTTAATCTGCTGATCCAATTTGCTATATCCTTTCAGGCGTTCCTCATCTGCTCGTTTATTCCCAAGTTCGACCAAATAGTCATGTCTTGCCTTCAAATCTTTTGGTAATCTGACAATATCGTCCTCTGTGTTATATCCCTCTTCTTTTGCCATTCTGAGATAATCTCTCCATGTTGTTACCAGCTTTTTGGGAGGAACCGTCTGCTTTTTCATATAGTTGACCATTCTTGTCACGCTTTTTAGTTCTTTAAGTATCTCCTTGCACTCATAAACTCTCAGGTTTTTGTTTGTTAAATACTGTAATGCCTCTTGCGGGATTTTTACTTCCTCCAGTTCTTCATACTGCAGCCAGTCCAATGTGCACAGCCCGCCGTCCAGTTGTTTCATTCTGCTGACTCTGTTTCCGTCTAACTGCAACGCCCCTTGTAGGCTTTGTGCGTATGTACATATCTCGTCCGGGTCTCCCCACCAGCCATAATCATCAGTAATTTCTGCTGTCAATCTGCTTAATCCCGCCTTTGCCAGGTATTCCAGATATGGTTTATTGTGAAATGAGGTTATGAATTTATTGACATTGAACTTTCTTCCCTTATTGGCCAGCACGTCCATTCCGCTCAATTCCAGTTCTCCGGCCGGCAAAACCTCCTGCAAATTTCCCGGATATAGATACGATGATAAAAACCTTTTATTTTGCGGATTTCTATCCCAGAAATCCTGTTCCAACTCATCCGCCTCCGGTATCGTTCCATACCAAACTTTCCCCCAGCACTTTCCTTTTGGTATGATTACTCTTATCTGCTCAAACAGCTGTATTTCTTTCCCTTCTGCTGACCATTTGCATACTGCTTTGAATTGGCGTTCCACCCACTGCCTGCCGTATTTCTGTAATATAACAACCGGGGCTGTCCTCGTCTTTTCCTGCTGTCTGCTGTTTGCTGTTACTGATTGGCCGCACTTTGGACAGATGGTCTTTTCTCCGTGTTTCCATCCTTTTTTTTTCAAACTGCTGCATCCGCAAGCTGTACAGGTATACGCTGTTCTTTTCCCTGTTTTCTTGATAAATAGTATATGTCCCGGGAAAATCTCCTGCTCCAACCAGCTTTCTGCACCTTCCGGTACGCAAGGTATATCTGCCATTTGTTGATCTATCCTGTCTATTTTTCGTTCTATTGCTTTCTGTTTCTTTCTGCTGCTTAGATTTTCCTCATAGCCGTCTATGCTCCATGTGTCCAGGAAATCCTGTGCCCTCTCTTTTTCCTCATTTGAGGCCCATGTCATATCTGTAGAACAATAGTAATAGTCATTTTTCAGAGGTTCTAATCCCTCACATAGTCTGACTACGTTTTTCAGCCTGCAGGTGTACCATTTTCCATCTACCCAGGCACTGTGGTTTTCCATATCTGCAAAATACCGGCCTTTTAGGTCTCCTCCGAAAAACAGACTTATCTCCACAGCACGCTCCCCGTCAATCTCTAAGATCTGGCTTGTTGCTACCACCCTGTCCTTACTTGTTTTTTTCGGAGTGTTACATGGATCGCATTTTAAAAATTTTGTTCTTTTCATTTTTTCGTGCCTCCCATGTAGTAGTCTGTGATTATCTTCTTGGCTCTTGCCATGCCCGGTATGCCGAGTGTGACTTTGCTCGCTGATACGCCTGCTGCCTTGATGATATCCTTGTCCACCGTCTGCTGATTCTTGAAGGACCACATCAGGATGGCGGCTATACAGCCCTTCAATGTCTTGCCTTTCTTGCGGACATTATGAGCCAAGAGCTCATTCTCCATGCACTGGCCTCTTAGGTACTCCACCCAGTCTTCCATGATTTCCTTCGGCTTAAGCTCCGCCGCCTCGACATCGATCTTGCCGAGTGCCGCCGTGAGCTTATCGCAAAGCTCCGGGATTTCACCATGCGTGTATAGGTCCACGAAATCAGCCTGTATTCCATTTTCTTTTGCCACTACCTTGAGGGATTCTATATCACCCTCATTAAGCAGGTTTTCAGCGAGCTCGTTTATCTCGCTAAATGAATCAAATTCTCCAAACTTATCAAACATATGGTTTCTCCTTTAAAAAACTCCATTTATCGTATTTTCGTTCTGTATCTGTAAAATCCGGATAAAACTCATCCAGATATGCTCTGAACATGCCGAGCATCTCTTTTCTGTTTCCACTGCTGCCATTGTCCATCATATGATGGTGGTACCGGCATCCGACTGCTCCGTTCTGTCTGATGCCAAGTCCCATGGATGAGCGTGGTATGTAGTGCATGATGTCTGTTATATCCATCTCATGGACTGCTGTCGGTGGCATCTCATAGCCTATCTGGCAGAATATGCATCGATAATTGTCACGCTCTCTTATGGCAGTGCGCTCTTTTTGTGAAAATTCAAGATATTTTGTATACTTAGGCATATGGATTTTTCCTCTTAATGTGTTATAATATTTTTATGGTTTTTTCTTTTTATTGTTATTTTTTCACGCAGAGTCCGGTCAGGAAATTAGATTTTCCCGACCGGTCTTTTTTATGCCTCAATCTGCATGACATATGGTGTGTCGCTATTCATACGCTCATCTATGTCCTGAAGCATGATATCTGCCAGCTCCTTCAATGCCTCAAACATGCTGTCGGTGATGAGTCTCTTATCGTGTTTTTCCTTCACTAATCCGATTATGTAGCCGGCTGTGAGTGCAGCTTCCTTTACATCTGCGCTCTCCTCAATCTTTCCGATCATGCCGATGCACTTCTTAAATTCCTTATACTGCTTCATTCCTGCTGTGTGCTTCTTAAATAATTTCATGTTTTTTCTCCTTATGATGCTGCTTTCTGTTCTTTTGCCACCTCTGATGTCATGATTCCGATATCAAGTGGCTTCTCTGTCTTGATTGCAGCGTTTAACTGTTCCACTGTTTCAATTCCGAGTTTTTTTAGCGCCTCTTTAAGTTTGTTTTCCATAAGTGACCTCCTAATATATCCAAATCCTCTCTTTCCATCTTTATTACCTTCCTTTCGCCGGAAATCTTCTTACTAAGTCTCTTGTTGCCATCTGAAATGCCTGCTCTCTCTCGTCTCCGGTGGCTCTGATAACCTCCCGGCCGTTCTGTAGTATCTTGATTGTGTGCTCATTATCTTTCTCTCTCAATGTCATTGAGAGGTGGTACCGCTTCTGTCTGGGATTGAATGTCTCGTAAAACAGATTTACCATCGTCTTCATACTCGTTTTTCCTTTCTGTTTCTCTCTCCGGGCTTACCAGAGCACCACACGAAATGGATTTATTATGGTTTACAAGAGGATTTGCTATATGTATGGGGAGTTTTGTGGTGCTCCGGTAAGCCCGGATGTATTCTTTATTGATTCAGCATGTTCTTGACTTCTGCCTTGAGCTCGACAAGACTCGCAATGTACGCTGCTTCTGTGAGGATTTTCTCTCTCTTGAGTTTCTGATACTGTTCCTCATTCCAGTCCTCTCTCGTGTTAGTACAGAAGCTGTTGTATTCTTCCTCTTTCTTGCAGTTCGTCTCATCTGCTTTATCTATTTTCTTGAGGATTTTCTCAAGTCTGAGTGATTCTTCCTTTGTCATGGTCTTTCCCTCCTCTGCATCTTCAAATAAAGCTGGTCGATATGTTTCTTTCGCAATATGCTTCTTTGCCTCGTGCCTCGATGTGATACAGCTTTCCAACTGTGCCATTGCCCGATCAAGCGCTTCCTTTTTTTCTTTGACATTCGCCAGTCGGCCGAGTAGTTCTTTGTCCGAGACTTCTATTTCCTGTCCGATTCTCACTTGCTCTCCTTTTCCTGCATCCTGTCCAGCAACGTTTCCGCCTGCAGCACTGCAGTCTTCATCTCTTTTACGTCTACACCAAACTCTCGCATCTTCTCTTCCAACGGTACAGGCTCATGGTCTTTCTTGGGGTACTGCTGATATATGCTCTCTGCAGCATGGAGTCCGTACCGGTAAAGGCATTTCACCGCCAACCCCGGTGTGATGGTTCCTTTTCCCGTCACAGTGCATCTGCTCTTGTCCTTGTAGTTGAAAAATATTTTCCACATGGTTTTTCCCTTTCTGTACTCCTTTTTCCGTGCTATAATCGCAGATGAAAGGAGGTTCTAATAAAAATGAAATTTGATTCAACTATAACTATCACTGTGGTTATAGCAATTAGCGCGATTCTCTCGCCTATAATCACTACCCTGCTCAATAATCATCATCTTTATAAAATGCGTAAACTGGATGATGAAGCCGAGCTTCGTAAAACATCTTATTTTTACAAGCGTGGGATTTTTGAAGATTATATGCGTTATGCCGGTCAGTGTGTCACTCATGCCTCTGCTGATGTTCTTGAGAATTATGGGGCTACTTATGCTCTCGCACTCATTTATTTCCCAGATGAATTGCTTGATAAAATCATTGACATCAACGCAGCTCTCAACAGACATCAGTGGGCTGACGCCTTAGTTAAGCTCAATGAGCTTTCCCCAGAGCTTCGTAAACAATTACAAAAGCTGTAAGCGCCACGCACACAAACGCTACCCACGCTGTGTACATCCTATTTCCTGGTGATATTTTGTTCATAATTGCAATGCACGATATTGCAATTATGTAAACCAGGAGTAAAAGTATTACTTCATACATGATTCTCTCCTCTCTTGGGTATAAAATTAGTATCTTTTAAAGTTACTTATGTGCAAAAAAAATTGACATTGGATCTTCAATATGAAGCTTATTAATCATTATTTCAATTTCATCACTCCCAAAAACTCCAATTTTCATTTTTTCATAGAATGTTTTCGGTGTCACCCCTATCATACTGGCAACATCCTTTTGCGAGTATCCGTTTTTTGCAATTGCACCTCGTAACTCGTCAACCTTTATCACTTTATCACCTCCGTATCTTTTTAAGTTACTTTCACTATATCACCTTTTTGTAACTTGTCAAGTCATTTTTTATTGCATAGCTAACATTTTTGTGCTATTATCAAGTTACAACATATAAGAGGGGAGGAATCACTATTGACAATTGGCGAAAGAATAAAGGAATTGCGCAATTCTCTTGGATATAGTCAAGTTGATTTTGCCGATAAAATAGATGTTTCAAAACAAACATTATATAAATACGAAAATAATATTATAACAAATATTCCATCTGATAAAATTGAAGCTATTGCACATATATGCAAAGTTTCTCCTGCATATATTATGGGATGGGTTACCGAAAAAGAGGATAATGGTATAGATGCTGTACCAATAGAATCCGGCTACACTATCCCAGTTCTCGGTCGTGTGGCTGCTGGATATGGAAAAGAGGCTGTTGAGGAAGTGATCGGTCAAATAGAGATTTCTCCCGGTTTAGCTGCAAAGGGTGATTACTTCGGTCTGCTGATTAAGGGTGACAGCATGATACCTACTCTGTATGATGGTGATACCGTTATCGTACAACGTGTCGATGATGCCGAATCAGGTGATCTTGTGATTGCTCTCGTCAATGGACATGATGCAACTTGCAAACGATTGCAGAAATATGCTGAAGGGATTGCTCTCATACCACAGAATCCTGTATATGAGCCTATGCGTTTTACTGAATCAGAAATAGATACTACCCCAGTTAAGATACTTGGTAAAGTCATTGAAATGAGAAGAAAATTTTAA